ATGGCAATGTAAATCAAGATGGTACATTGAAAATAAAAGAAACTGCTTCTGCTGTAGCAGATACAGCAGCTTATGGTCAGGTTTGGGTAAAAAGTGATACACCAAATAATTTATACTTTACAAATGATGCAGGTAATGATGTGCAAATAACAAATGGTACATCTTTGGCAGGAGCAGGATTGAATCCTATAATAGCAAGTATGATTTTTGGGTAAGGAGAATAGATGTCAGCACCAAATTTAACAAGTATATCAACAATAACAGCAAAGTCAGCACTTATTGAATTAACTACAGGTGGTGCTACTGTTTTATCTAATTCAGCATCATCAAACAAAGTATTTAAAGTATCTAGTCTTATTGTATCAAATATAGATGGCTCTAGTGCAGCAGATTTTACCTTAAGAGTAGCTAAGGCAGGTGGAAGTGCTTTTAGTATTTTTAGCACAGTAAGTGTGCCTGCTGATTCTGTTTTAGTTGCATTTGATAAGAATACTACCATTTATTTAGAAGAAAATGATTCTTTGACAGGTATAGCTAGTGCAAATAGTGATTTGCTAGCTTTTATAAGCTATGAGGAAATAAGTTAATGTCAAGATATATTGGAGGAATAATACACCCTACAGAAAGATATAGAACCCAAACAAACACACAATCAAGAGGTGTCTGGGATATGAAAGAACAATATCAACACAAAGCTAATGATAATTGGCATAGTCCTCTTGAACTTTATCCAAGCAATGCAGGACAAAGGATGCCTGTTACACTAACAACAGTTGCAGGTGGAAGTGCTGATGATACAAGTGCATATCAAGTACATACTGAAGATTTTGATGCAGCTAGAGCAGTAAGACCAACAGGTCGATTATATTTTGCTATCAAAGTAACTGCTAGCACAGCTTTTTTAAATGATTTTTGCATTGGAGCAGTACAAATAACTACAGGTAATTATGGTGCTTTGAATCATGGTTGGTCATTCAATGTTGTATCAGATTATACAGATTGGCAATATGCAACAGTAACAGGATTAAATACAACAAGTGCAGGTTTTGAAAATTATTCAGATATTATAGGAGCAGATAGTCAAAGTTTTGCATCAAATGTAAATAGTGCAGCAAATGCAAGAATATCAAGGTTATCTAATACAAGTTCTAGTGGTACAGGAGCAGCAGATGGTGTATCAAGCACATATAGCAAATCTCTTGAAGGTGATGGAACTATTATAGGAAGTAGCACAACTACTATTGCACAATCAGCAGGAACAAGTTTCATGTATACAGAAGCATCAGGAACACAGTCAAATATGAGAGATAAATGGTTTTGGACTAGGAGTCCTGAAGTAACTATTTCTGATGAGAGCAACATAAATTTAACAATAGTATATCATGCAGCTTCTCCATCAGGAACAGGTATGACAGATGCAGCAGATGAGCCTTTATTTAGGTGGTGGTGGGCAGCATGATTGCAGTTAAGGATATACAGACATCTACATCAACAGTTGATGGCAATGAAAAAATTAGTATTGATTTTACAAATTTATCAAGTGTAAGTGTGGGAGATACATTTACCTTGACTGCTTTTGGCAATGAACTAGAAACAAGTTCAATAGGTTCAAGCACAACAGAATTATGGATAGATTGGGTTGCAGCCAATTATAATGTAAAAGCTAATAATAGCACAGCAACAAGAAACAATAAAGTATTAGAAATTTTAGCAAGCGATTCATCTGAATCTAATTTAGTGCTAGATACAGGTAATACAGGAGAATAAATGGCATTAACAAACAAAACAATAGCAAGTTCATATAAAGACATACTACAAGTTGATAATAATGGAGGTGGAAGAACTGCTGATGGTACTGTTGTAAAAGATGGTGAGGGAAATCCAACTGCACTTACATTAGGTGGAAATAAAGCACACATAAAACCTGCTACAAACCAAACAGATGTTTTTATGGTAGAAGATGCAAGTGGTGCAGATATACTAAAGGTTGATACTACAAATGCACAAATCAAAGCAGGAGCAACACAGACTTATGTAAATACAAAGGTGCAAAGATTTTGTATCTATAGTTATGATATACCTGATGGTTATCATGTATCTATGATGGTGGATGTAGGTTCAAGTGGTCTTTCTGCAACAGGAGCAACATCTGACTCAGGAACAAGTTTTGGTACAGGAACTGACCCTGCAACATCTTTAACCTTAGCAGATAACGAGCAGACATCAATGCAACTCTTAAATAGCATTTTTTATGTACCTGTAGCAATTACAATAGATGAGGTTAGAGTTCTTGGAACAGGTGATGGTTCAAATATTGATTTTCATGTAATGCAGTATGATATGCAAACAGGAACAGGTAGTGATGCAGGTGACTTATCAAATGGAACATTATTAGCACATACAGGAAGTGTAGTAGCTGTTGATGGAGATAGAATAGTTACAACAACACTAACAATAGACCAAGCTAATGTAGCAGCAGATAAAATTATAATAGCTACTGTAGAACAAATAGGAACATCAACAGATGTATCAGCACAATTATTAATAAAATATCATTATCAGTAAGGAGATAAAATGGCACAATATACTAAAGAAATTAGATTGACAACAGACAAGGGTGACTATATAAAAACCATCACAGGTAATTATGAAGTAATATTTGATAAAATAATGAGAGTAGATAACAATACTAGACCTATACAACTTATAGCTTACTCTGATACTATAGCTAGTGACACTATGGATTTTCCAAAAGGTATTTTAATAGAGAATACAGGTAATGTTGCTTGTGAAATTGGTGTACAAACATCAGAATTTACTGTTGATAATGCTACTGATTCAGCAGATAGTGTGTCAGCAGGTAGTCATTTTCTTATGTTTTTAGTTCCTGCAAAAGAATGTATATATTTGCCAAATAATAGACTTCTAGGTGCATCTACAAATGCAGGTTGTGGTCTAGGTGTAGAAGTTGATAATGCAGTACCTGATTCTAATGAGTATGTAGATAGTGGTGCAGATGTTGACCATGCAACTGCAGCAACTATGGGTTCAGATGCTACTCATACTACACTCAACCTTGAAGATGGGCATAGTAAATTTTTTAAAGTAGGTGATTTAATTAGGCTAGAAAATGAGATTTGCAAAGTAACAGCAGTAGGAACAGGTGCAGACTTAGCTAACAGTACATTGACAATAGAAAGAGGTTTATTTGGCTCTACAGCAGCAACTCACGCAGATGATGTTGCAGTTAGATTTCCATTCTTTAATATGCACCATGACTTTGATGATACATCTTATAATGGTGGTGGTAATGGGAGTGCTACAGTAGTTAAAACAAATGCTAGTGGTAGATTTAAAGCTATGAACTTTTTTGGAAATGGCAGAACATCTGATGCTGTTGTAGATGGATTAGTAGCAGGCTCAGTAGCAATAAAATTTTATGAAAGTGGCTATCAAGAATTTGGACTAGCAGGTATTACACCTAGCACAAAGACAGGACTAGCAGTATCAACTGCCTATGCCTTTGCCTTGACAATAGATGGTGGAAGTTCAGATGATATTAGCTTTACAACAGATTCAAGTGATGTTACCTTTGGTAATGTAATAGGTAAGATACAATCAGCTATAAATGATAAGTTTACAGCAGGCACAAATTTAAAAGGCAAGAAAGCAACCATAGCAATTATAGATGGTGATGTGAGAATTACAAGTGGCTCAAGATTATCTACAGGTGCAATACTTATAGCTGCACCTAGTTCAGGAACTACGCCACTTGGGGTTGGAATTATACCTGCTGTAGGTGTTTTAGAAAAGGCAGTTGCAGGAAAATTACCTGATGATACTTTACAAGACCCTGTAACATTTGCAACTAAGAAAAACAGTAATGCTTTCTTACTTGATGATGGTATGGGTAATTTATCAGGTGCAGGTGGTACAGGAACATTAAACTATGAAACAGGTGAGATTAATTTAAATGCTTACCCTAATGCAGAGTTTGTTGTAAGTGCCAATACAAAAGCAGGTTTTTCAGGTGGTGCAAGTTCAGGCATACTAACAATGGGTGCTAGAAGTTGTAATCAAAAATCAGACACACAAATAAGAATAATAAGTTTAGGGTAAAAAATGGAGCAGATATTTGAAATGATAATATTGGGGTTGTTGTTCAAGTTTTTGCTCCACCCTTACCCAAGTATTAAAAATATAAAAAAGAGGTAAATAATGGCAGTTACTAGCTTTAAATATGCAAGTATATCAGATTTAAGTAACTATTTTAACCAAGCAGGTGATTTTGATAGTAAAAAACAACTATTTAATCCATCTACAGGCTCAAATTTGCACACATTCCATGATTGTGGATTTGTAGATAAATTTTTTATAAATGGTGATGAGCAAGCTGCATCTAATAGTGATGGTGATACACCTAATGCAAATGGTGAATGGTTATATACAGCAACAGAAAATAAACTTGAATATTATAATGACACATACACATCTACAACAATAAATAATTTAGTGTTTGAAGCAGGTGTAGATTTTACAGATTTTTTAAATCAACAACTTGTAAACTCAAGCATGGAACTTAACAACTTGCTTGATTCAAGATACCCAACACCCTTACCTAAAAATACACAGATTTCTGAAACTGCATCTAGTGGTTTAACAGTTGAATATGATGCTATAATAATTAAAGCTACCTGTTATATTTGTGCAAGTAATATGATTAGAAGTAAAGACCCAATGAGTGAGCAAGCTGACTATTACTACAATTTAGTTACAAATGTTGAAGGAACAGGCATTACAGACAGACTTAACAAAGGAGAATACAAACTTTCATTTGAGGTAGATAACAAAGATTCTCAAGGCTCTATCAGAAAAATCACACAAGCAGGAACTATGCAGCTTGTTGAAACAGCAGGTGAGTATATAGGTGAGCCTTATGATGTATTAAGAATAACTTGCACAACAGGTGGTGCTTATGGTGTAGCAAAATGCAAGGTTGAATATTATGGTAATGATAAACTCTTTGGTCAAGAAACAACAGATAATATAGTTACAGGAAGCCTTGACCTTTGGTCAGGACTAGGTGGTTTAGCAGTCAGGTATCAAGGTAGTAGTATGACAGCAGATGACCAATGGGAAATACCTGTAGTATCAGAAGCAAGAAAAATTAGTAATGCTAGCACAGGAACTATAAATTTAAGCAGAAAAGGTAAAAGATATTAATGGCTATTACATACACAAATAATTTTAATAATATACTTGATAAGGTTATGGAAAATATTAAGTCAGAAATGCCAATACCTGTACAAAAAACTACATCTGAACAACCTTTAGTGAAAGCAAATGAGTCAATAAGATTGATACCTAATGGCTCTAGTTTAGTTGAGTATGCTTCACATATGGAGCAAAGAGAATTTAGTATAACTATACAATATGTGTTTAGCGACAGGAGAGAAAGTCATAATTTTTTAGACCATGTTATGAACAACTGTAGCAGGCTAGAAGCACTTATACATGACAATTTAACTATGACATTATCAGATTCAACTACTGCATTTGATTGTAAAATGAATAATTCTGAATTTGATGCAGATATAGAAGAAGAAGGATTTTATGTTGTAGAGTATGACTTTAGTTGTCAGCATATTGCAAATGTAGCATAGGAGAAATATGAAAATAAAAGCAAATCAAAAATTTAGCAATTTAGAGCCACAGGCTATTCCATGTGATGTTTCTATTAGAAAGTCATTACAGAAAGGTAAAGTTGTTGATGTAAGTAAAAAAGTAGCTGAGAGTTTACTAGCTATAAACATTGTAGATAAAATAAGTAACAAAAAAAGCAAGGAGAATAAATAATGGCAGATGCTAGAGTTCTTCCTATAAGTAGTGTAATAGCAGGCATAAAAGCTGAAGATGGTGCAGGTAATGGTTTTGGTCAAGGTATAGACCAAGCAAGTAATGATAGTACTGCATACAGACAGCTTAACATGGTTCAAGTTCAAAAACCTGTATTTAACATTACTAGGGAATCAAGATTATTATCAGGTAGAGGTAGTGTAAAAAATGCTGCTGATACAATTATAAGTCAAAAAGGTGGTACTGTAACAATGCCATTTGATATGATTGCAACACCAAAACTATTGTCACAGCATTTATGTTTAGTAGGGCAAGAGCATAGTGAGTCAGGTAGTGGAGGAAGTGAAGTACACACAACAGAGTTTGATGGAAGCAGTAATGCAACATCTGTTGGTAGCACAGAAAGCAACAATATACCACATAGTGTGAATATAGCTTATTATCCTGCTGCTGCTGAAGGTATAAAAATATGTGGTGCAGTTGCATCAGACCTGTCAATATCTGCTGATTTTGGCACAAATGGTGGGTTTGTTTCTATGAGTGGTAATTACTTTAGTGGTTTTTCAAAAGTTGGTGCAACTACTAGTGTAATGGAGCAAACATTTGATGGTAGTTGGGTAGCACCTGACACATCATACTATCATATAGGTGGACTAACAACAAAAACACTAGATGTAGAAGGTAATGCTACACAAAACTTAGTTCTAAAATCATTTAATTTTAACATATCAAATGGTGTAAATAGAATTGGTTTTGATGGCAATGGTAATGCAGAAGCCTATGCACTTCCTGAGTATGCTATAACAGGCAACATTTCACTTAAGTATGATGATGAGTTTGACTATGGAAGTGGTAATAATGTTATACAAGATTTCCTAGATGGTGACACTATGTCTTTGGCACTTAAATGGGGAGATGGAACTGTTAGTGCTTTAGGTGAAATGAATATTTTAGCTGAAATACAATATACAGGAGACCCTGCACAAGACATAAGTGAAAATGGAATATTTCATAATTTATCTTTTGAGTGTGTGCAAAACAGTTCTACAGAAGCATTTAAATTAGAGCAGTTTGTAGGAGAATCTCAATCAGCTTGGTAAACTTAGTTTACTTTAGTATATTAGCATACTAAATGGAGATTTAAAATGTCTAAAAATGCTAAAATAAAGGGTGAGAATGTTAAGGAATTGACATTTGAGGTTAAAGATTTAAACTTAGATGAAAGGATTGACTTTAATAACATCATAACAAAAAGTGGTGGTATATCAAATATTGTTTTTGGTGATTGGGTAAACTTAGTAAGAATAGCTACAACACTAACTGATGAACAAATAAATGATTTTACTGACACAGAAATTATAGCAATAGCAAATAGATGTTATGAGGTTGTGAATAAAAAAAAATTGAAGAAATAACTTTGATTTTGAATGTATGGTTTGCAGTAAAAAAACCATCTACACAACATACTAAAGAGTTTCCTTACTCTGCTTTTAATCCTGTAACACAAGAATCAGTTACAATAACAAATAAAGAACAAATATATGGTCTATTAATGGAATGTTACAATGAAGCAATAGAAAAAGGATATGATATAGGTGAAGCATTATACAATCAACTTTTTTTCTTTGCAGACCCTGTTAAAATGTTCGACCAAGAATGTCAAAACCTTATTAAAAAATACATATTCTGTGATGCTTTTAAGTGTCCACCTTATCCTAGCTTACAAGAAACACCTGCTGAATTAGTTGATAATTTTTTACTAATAAAAAAAGAAATACAAAGTGCAAGTATAGAAGGAAAATAATATGTCTAATACATTTACAGAAAGAATTAAAATAAAACTAGATGGTGCTAACAAAGCAGCTACAGGAGCAAATAAAGTATCTAGTGGTATGAGCAACTTAGCTAAGTCTGCTTTAGCAGCAGGTGCAGCATATTTTGGTGCAAGAGGTATCATTAGTGGATTAAAAACTTCAGTAAATCTATTTGCACAGCAAGAGTTAGCAGAAAAAAAATTAGAAGCAGCACTAGGCAAAACATCAGAAGCATTACTATTTCAAGCAACAGCTTTACAAAAATCTACAATGTTTGGTGATGAAGCAATTATAGAAGCACAGGCACTTATAGCTTCATTTGTAAAAGAAGAAGATGCTATAAAAGCAGCTACAGCAGCTACCTTAGATTTAGCAGCAGCTAAAGGTATGGAATTAGTAGTAGCAGCAGACCTTGTATCTAAAACACTTGGCTCATCAACAAATGCTTTGTCTAGATATGGTATACAAGTTGAGGGTGCAGTTGGCTCTACAGAAAGGCTTAATTCACTTACAGGTAATTTAGCAAAAGTATTTGGTGGGCAAGCAACAGAACAAACAGAAACACTTGCAGGTGCTTTAGAACAAGCAAGCAATAGCATAGGTGACATGGCAGAAAAAATTGGTGAAACACTTGCACCTTTTGTTATAGATATGGCTTTATTTTTTGGTAATGCAGCAGTAGCAGTTGGTGATTTTTTTAAAGAATTTAATGAAAGCACACTAGAAACACAAGTAAGGGAACTAAAAGAATTAGGTGCTTCAACAGATGTTGTGCTACAACTTGAAAAACAATTAGCTAATGAAAGAAGAAATGAAGTAAACGAACAAATAAAAGACAGAAGAACAGTAGATGAACTAAATGAAAGAGCAAAAGAAGCACTAGCTGAACTTATAGTAGTAGAAGAAGAAAAAGCACTTAAAACAGCAAAATTTGAAGAAGAATCAACATTGCAAGGTAGAAGCAGAAGCAGAGCATTATCAGCACAAACAAAAGCAGAAAGAGATTTAATAGAAGAAAAAGAAAAAGAAATAGAGCAACTTAATGAAGAGATAAAATTAAAAACAGAATTAATTTCTTTAGATAATACAATATTTGGAATAGCATCAAAACAAAAGGGTGTAGATTTAGAGCAAGCAGGAATAAAAACATTACTTAAAACAGAAAATGAAAAAAATAATGAACTAAAACTAAAATCTATTGAAATACAGACAAAAGAATTTGAACAGGTCAATCCTTTTTTAAACAATCTAAATCAGGGATTTAATGATATTATAGTAAATTCTAAAAAATCAGGTGAACAAGTAGCACAAGCAGGTTTAGCAATAGGTTTATCTGCTAAAAGTTCATCAGAAGCAGTAAGTCAGGCATCAGCAGCATATATAACAGCAGAAATACAAAGTGCAATTTCTACAATGATAAAGAAAGCATTTCAAGAAGTAGGTTTCTTTGGTGGTTTAGCTATAGCAGCAGGCTCATCATTGGTAGGGCAAGGCATAGCAAAGAATGTGAGGTCTATTGCAGCAGCAGAAGGTTTTGATGGCATAGTTACAGAGCCTACATTATTCCTAGCAGGTGAATCAGGTGCAGAGTTTGTTGATATAGAGCCTACAAACAATGAAGGTGCAAACAGAAACGATAGCATGAATATTACTTTTACAGGCAATGTGATGTCACAAGATTTTATAGAATCTGAAGCAATACCTATGATTAAAAAAGCAATTAGGAAAGGTGGAGATATAGGCATAGGATAATGTTAGACTTACCACAAATATTCCAACAAGACATACAAAGCAAAGATACTTATCTTATACCACTTATAAACATAGATGACAGAGTGTTTTTATCTATTAGTAAGATTACTTTAGACAATGAATACAAACCTTTATTAAAAAACACAGGCTCAATAAACCAAGCATTAGATTTTCAAGAGAAAAAACTCAAAATATCAAGTGTTAGTTTTGAGGTCTATAATTACGATTACCAAAATACTTTTTTATCAGAGCAACTGTTTTCACCTTCAGTTATGAATAAAAAAATTACTTTTTATCTTAAATCACAGTCTGCACAAAACATCAATGACTGCCTGTTGGTTTATAGTGGTTATATAAAAAATATTACAGAGAATGCAGATACTTTGAGTATTGAAGCAGAAGATGAAACACAAGATGTTATGAATACAAAACTTCCTTCAAAGTTTGTGCCTGACAATATTAATATTCCTGATAGATATAGAAATGTAAGAGTACCTTTTGTATATGGTGTTGTTGATAAAGCACCTTGTGTATATTATGATTTGTATGCAACAACTGTGCAAAATGGAAGCAGAGATTATGCAATAAGTCCTGACCTCTTTGCTATACAAGAAATAAAGAAACCTTATGTATTTAATAATGATACTTATGGTGAGATTACAGAAGACACTTTGCATTTTGATGAGCAAAAAGACAACACATTATTTAGAAATGCTATTTCAGGCAATCAATACCAAATACTTTACAATAAAATACTAGTTCCTAAGTCAATAGATGTGCATGACAATTTAGAAGATACAAATGGCTTAGTAGCACCTATAACTGCTTTTGGTATGGTAGAAGTTCAAGTTATATCTGATTTGAACTACAATACTTCAAGATTTAGGCTTGATTATAAAGCAGCAGGACAAACAGAAGTATCAGGTAAAACACACATAGTTTCCTATGAAACACCTGAAGGCATTACACCTACAACAAAACTTGAAGATTCATATTTATTAGTAAAAGATTTTTCATCAGAAAGCAGCCAAGAGTTTCCATTTCAGCATTGGTACTATGGCAACAATACATCTCATGTATCAGGGTATGATAATATATATGGAGAATCTGTAATAAATTTTGAAGCAAAACAATTTTTTAGTAGTAGTGATATAGTAGAAAATTTAATTACTAATACAAATGGTGACACAAAAGATATATTTCACTCTGCTAGGCTATTATATAACCTTTCTGCAAATGTTCAAAGAGTTAGTGATGGGTTACCTGTTTTGTATTTTCAGTATACAGATACAGGCTCACAGTTATGGAATATGAGCAATCAAATAAATGAAGAAAATATACCATTCTCACCATTTACAATAAATACTGATTTTGGTGCATACCTACCACCTTATGACTTTTATGGCTCAATTTCACCTTATACAGAAACAAAAAAACCTACTGATAATAAAGTAGTTATTGGACAAAGAATTATTGTTGGAGACAGTTGGCAAGCACAAGAACAAAAAGGAATAATAAATTGGCTTCAAATAAAAAATATGAAGTTAGTAAGAAATGTTATATTAAAAGATTTTATAAATTATGATATATATGCAGATGTAAATGGTAGAGTTGATGATATAGCAGGAACATATACAGGCACACCACAACTTACAGCAGGAGAAAGAATAGAAACAGTATTTGGCAGAGTACCTGTACAACAAGATGCAGCATCAGTATATAAGCCTATAAAACCTAGAAGTAAAATTCCTACAAAACCTTCTATAGCACAAATTACAAGAGTTGTTCAAAATGTTGCAAATAAAACAGATAAAATAAAACAAGCTGTTAAACAACAACAAGCAGTAAAAACACAACAACAAAGAAAAAGAAAAAAGGAAACTAAATACTAATGCTATTTTGGGAAACAGTTGGTTTTATATCACCATCAAGTATAAAACTTAGAATTAAATCTACAGAGGGTTTGCTATCTGAAACAAATGAGGGTATACAATTATTTAATGTTGTAGAAAGTAGTGATACTTCACAAATTGTATATAATGAGTTTAGGTGGAGTTTAGGTTTTGGACAACAAAATTTTAATTATGATGATTTCTTTGGAACATTAGCTGCTCACCCTGATTATAGTGATAAATTTGCTTCATTTGGTAATGGAATAGGTGCTGTTAAAGATAGAGATAAAAATTTGATGACATATATGAATAGTGTTGCTGTAATGAGTTATGAATCATCTTGGAGGGTTGGTAATGATGTTAGAGTTGCAAACATTTATTGGGAAACTTATGATGTTTCATGTATTGTAGAGATTTATATACCTAATTGGACAACTACACTAAATGCAAGTCAAGGTCAGGGTTTTGGGAATATTCAACCTATTTATACTCAAATCTTGCCAAATATATTTGGAGATGCAGGTTTTTTAAATTATGACCATACAGAAGATGATGCAATTTTGTTTTCAGACATTGATGGCTATAATATATTGATAAGCACGACTTTAAAACTAGGCAACATAAAGATTGAGCCTGTAACTAACAATACTTTACAGAATTTTACATTATTTGCTCCTGTACACTTTACAGATTCTATTTATGACTTTAATCTAACATTTGCAAATATAAGCACACCTACAAGTGTAGATGAAGCTAGTACAGCAGTTTTTCAGTTAGATGTACAATCTAATGATTATGCAGGTGGTGTAGAATTATTTTTGCTAGATAAAAATACTAGAGATAGTGTTAATCAAGAAATAGGCAATGAAATAGAACAATTTTATGGCACTATAGAAAATGATGTTGTAGCACAATATGGTAATTTAAAATTCACACAAAACAATTCACATAAGATAGCAACAACTATAAGTAAAAATGAGATATTAAATTTTAATATTGAATATAATGCAGACAATGTAAGTGCAGGGCAACAAGATACTTTTGCTATTTTTGTTAGGTATAATAATTTAAACACCACAATATATAGTGATGATTTGTTTGATGCTAGCTATCAATTTAATCTATTGCCAATAGCACAAAAATATATTTATAGTGATAATCTGAGAATATCAGTTTTAGACACACAAGAGGAATTTATAGAAGCATATGACCCTTCTGAAAATATTATAACACAACCATCTGATGTAGTTCATCATATACTATCAGAAGAATTAGGATTTGATAAAAACAAGATAGATACAGCTTCAAAAATACAATCAAGAAATGTTCATCAAAATTATGAATTAGGTTTTTCAGTACATGAAGAAATTGAAGGTAAAAAACTTATACAAGAAATATGCAAATCAACACAAATGGTTGCAACATTATCTAGCGATAAATTAAAATTTGTAAATATACAAGACACATATGATAGCACAGAAAGTATTGCAACAATTAAGGCAAATGATGTTTTAAGTTATAAATTTACAAGAACACCTTTAGAAGATATTAAAACACAAGTTGAAGTAAAATATGAAAAAGACTATGGTGTTGACAGATATTTATCATCAACAGATGAAATGCAAGTAGATACAAATAACTATTTTTTGTCAGGCAAATATGGTAATTATGTAAATGCTACAATAGAAAGTGAAAATTATTATGGTATTGAATCAGATAATGATGAAATAAATCACTTAAACACAATGTTAGTATATGAAAGTGATTATATTAGAAATGCTAACACAGCAGATAGATTAGCAAAATATTTATTAGAATGGAATAAAAATCAGCACAATATTGTAACACTAAAACTACCTTTAAAATATTATGGATTAGAAATAGGTGATTTAGTTGAGTTTGACCAAATGATACATAATAAAAAAGTATATAATGAAACTTATGTATTTGATAACCCTGATGATATGCCAATAAGATGTGGTCAATATATACTACCACTTTTTATAATTACAGAAACAAAAAAAACTGTAAATGGTGTAAATTTAAAAGCTACACAGTTACATCATATGAGTGATAGTATTTTGAATTATAAAGGCTATCAATATCCAAAACCTGTTATACAGACACCTGAAGAAGTGCAAACAGAATATAATGTACTAGATGTTGTACAAGCTGTTAATTTTCTTGTTAACAATATTGAGTTGACAGAAACAGAATTTCAAAAATATGATATAAATAATGATGGCTTAGTTGATGTCTTAGATATAGTTTCTATAGTATTGGAGATAATTAATGAATAATTTTGTAAAGAATGCTGCAAGTGCTAACAAAGCTACTTTAAAATATGGTAGAGGTAGTGTAACCTTAGAAACAAATGGCGAAATAGCAGCTATAGAAATAGATTTTATAGGTGCTATAAAGGGTATAAAAAAGCTAGGTCAAGGGTGGACTATAAAGATAGGTGAAAATAAAATTTTAATATTTAGTATGGCAAAATCAAACTATAGTGAAGATTTGTTTGACTATGTAGGTGAATTAAAAATAAATGCCTGCAAATTTGTTAATTGGAACAAAGAGTTGCATCATGCACAAGTACAAGATTTAAATCAAAACACATGGAATCAAAACTATGGTACATTTAATTTTGATGCAAGAAAACCTGAAGAAATAGAAACACAAACAATAATTGGTAGAAAAGTAAAGAAATCAAGCATTTAGGAGATAGTTATGGCAAAAAGAAGTTTAGGAAAACCAAGATTTTATGTAGATATGATGCAATATCTAAAAACATTAGGATATTATGAAGGTAGTGACAATCCTGAACTATTTAACTTTGACCCTACTAATGCACAAGAATATGAACTAACCCAACTAACTACTAATACAGGTGGTTTTGTAGAAACCTATGCACAACCTTACACTTTTAATATAAATAAACAATCACCATCATTAGACAGGCTTTTAACACAAATTTCAAGTGAGTCAGGTATATATGCAGCAATTTTAGGACACAACATAAAAGATATATTGTTTACAGTAAAAAGCAATACAACAATATTTACTAGTGATGAATTTTTTAATGTTTATAGCAACATACCTGAGTACAATGGGTATTCTATTGTAAATTTTACTGATTGTGGCAATGATAATAATATATCTGAAATAACATTCACATTAGCACCTTATGCAGCACAAATGCCTAGAACAGTTAATTTAGGTGCATTGAGTTTTGGCAGATGGTTTGAGCCTGAGTTTGCTTTTGATGTACAAGCTAGTCTTTCTACATCATATGAGGGCATTAGCACACAAACTACAGTAGGTGGGTATACCTTATCAAATGTAAAGCATTTAGGACAACCAAATTGGGGTAATGGATTACCTGCATGGACACTACAAAAACTTGACAATGAAGATTATCAACTAGGTGGGTCAAAGGGCAGAAGACAATGGGAAGTAGGCTTTAGTTTTATGTCTGATGATAAATTATTTAACAAGTCAAGCAATCCTGATAAATTTTTTACATATAATCAAGACTCAAACGAACACACACTAGATACCTCATTATCATCCTTTTTCAAACTTACATTTAATGGTAAACTGCCATTTATGTTTACACCTGATAGTAGTGCAGATGAGAAAGAATTTGCATTATGCAGAATCACTAATCAACCTAAATTCAAACAAGTAGCTAACAACTTATTTAGCACATCATTAGTTATCACAGAAACTTGGTAGTATAAAATAATTATACTGCCTTACCCTCGATAAAATAAAAAAAATATAAAAAAGTTTTCTTTTTTCCTTGACTTTAATAATACAAATGTAATAACTTATTGGAGGTTAAGGAAACAACAAAGGAGATTAAAATGAAGAATAAAAAACAAGATAAATTGCCAAGAACATTTGGAGCAGGGCATATAGCTAAAAGAACTAATAAGCAAAGAAGCCCTAGAAAGTATGATATGTGGCAGTTTTTAGCTGATAGAGGGTTAAGATTTAGTTTATTGGGAGTTTCTGTTGCTACTTTAAAAAAACACTTTGCAGAAAGAGGTGGATTAGAGTGGTGGGAAAAAAAGAATTTAAATAAACAAGGTTAAGGAGATTAAAGTGAAAAATAAAAAACAATTAAACAAAGTAAGTAAAGAAGAAGCATTAGACGCTTTAGAATATTTTTGGCAAACAGCTAATTTAGATGATGAAGGCGATACAATACATTATACTAAAATACTGATGAAAAAAGTTGCTAATGATTATAAGATTAAATTAGAGGGTATATAAACTTGTTTGGCTCACACAAGGCACTTGACTACAGAAAAACCTATAGGGGTGGAAGAGCAAAAGTGAGCCACAGAATTTAATTAAGGAGAAGTAAAATGAAATACATTGAAGTTGATTTTAGTCATAGATTTAAAAAGGATGAAGTAATTGGATATGGCGACACAAGTAGAGAAGGCACTTATTATATTAAAGTCTTTTTAAAGAATGGAACTAATGTCGAAGTTGACTTTGGAGATGACCTTGATTGCGAAAGTGCTAAAGAAGAGTGTTTTGAAATGTTAGATAAAATCTTTTTAAAAGGAGAGTAAAATGCTAGAAAGAATACTAGATAAGATTGAAGATTATGCAGAGCAATATATGCCATTGTTCTTTATGGTGACTATGTTATACTTTATAATTTATTTAATATGGGGAGCAACACTATGAGTGAAATGTATATAAGAGTAGATGAGCATACACCTTTGTTATTAAAAGCATTAGTGTATTACTCACCTTACAAGCAAAAATATTTTGCAGAACAACTAGGTATAAAGCCTAGTAATTTATCTGCATATTTAAATAGTAAAAAGAAAATGTCAAAAGATTTATGTAGAGAGTTATTAGTGTTGCTTGATTTCAACCCTAAGTATCCATACATAATAATAAATCAACAACCAATAACAACAAGATAAGGAGATAGTAAAATGCCTGTAAATATACATGGAAAAGAATATAAAACAGTTGCAGAAAGAGTAGCAGAGTTTCATGAAAAACATAAGGAAGATAGAAAGTCTATAATAACTGAATTATTAAAGTTTGAAGATAATACTATTATATTTAAAGCTACTATAACAATAAATGAAGAAACTTATGTTGGTCATGCTTTTGAAGAAGTAGGTTCTAGTAAAATAAATGAAACTTCAGCAGGAGAATGTGGAGAAACTAGTGCAATAGGTAGAGCATTAGCAGCAGCAGGTTATGCAGGAACAGAATATGCTAGTGCAGATGAACTTGTAAGTGCTTTAGAAAAACAGAAAGATGGATACATAACTAAAACACTACAAAAGAAAGCAGGTAATGGTTTGCCATCAGATAAACAAAAGTGGCTTATAATGAAACTAAACCAAGAAAAAGAATATCTTGGTGAAGAAGATATGAAGCTAAAAGTAGATAAAATGACAACAAAATCAGAAGCTAGTGAGATGATTGAAACTTTGCAAAAGTATAGTCCTAGTGATTCTGATGAACTATTCTAGGAGGTATTATGTACGAACTATTATTAATATCAATTAGTGTTAATGTTATTTTAATTATAAAGCTAAAAAAAACCTTAGACAAATTGTCTAGGGTTTTGGGGAGATAGGTATGAATCAAGCACTTGAAAGAAGAAAAGCATATGGTCATATTGGTGAGTTGGCATTTGAAAAGTTTTGCAAAACAAACCACATATGGTACAAGCAATATGGAATTTCAAATAAAGAAGGTTTTGAAATGGGAGATTTGTATTTTAAGATACCAAAGCTAGTTCAAGCATCACCTGATTATATAATGATTGAAAGTAAATTTAGTTTTGTTGAGTGTAAAGTAGCAGACAAAGCAACAGGTGACCATGTAAAAATAAAAGAGTATGATTTAAAATATTATACACAATATGATAGCTTGGCAGAAGATGGTGGCTTAAAGTTTTTTATACATAATCCTAAATACAATGAATCATTTTTAGTTGAACTTTATTATGTGCAGCAACTATTTGAGCATGGTGATTTAGAAATAGGTTATTATCCTGAAAGCAATAAAAAGTTTCACAAAGTGCCTATGGATAGAATAAGGAATTTTGGAACAGAAATATGAAAGATGATTCTTTGCAGTATATTGATTACATAAAAAAACAATACTGCTTGATATGTTTTATGCACCCTGTAGACCCTGACCACTTAGAAGCTATAGGTATGGGTGGAAATAGAAAAAAACCATCAGTAAAGCATTATAGTTGTGTGCCATTATGTAGAATACATCATACTGAGAGACACTCTTTAGGTTTAAAAAGATTTGAAAGTAAATACAAAATAAACTTATGGAAAGAATCATTTAGGAAATTAAGAGAATATTTAATAAAATTAAAACAAGGTTAAGGTTAAGATAAGGAGATTACAATGGCAAAGCGATTTGTTGAAACTGATTTATGGAAGAAGAAGTGGTATAGAACAATGCCACCAAGAATGAAATTATTTTATTTTTATTTACTAACTAACTGTGACCATGCAGGAATGTATGATGTAGACTTAGAACTTGCAGAGTTTCAGATAGGTATGGAAGTAAAGCAAAAAGATATTGATAAGCATTTAAAAGAACATATTGATGTTATAAAAGAAGATAAGTGGTGGGTAAAATCTTTCCCAACATTTCAGTATGGTGATTTAAATCCTAATGTCAAGGCTCATGCTTCTGTAATAAAAATTCTAACAAGATATAACTGTTTGCAAAGGGTTTCAAACACTTGCGAAAGTGTACAAAACAAAGATATAGATAAGGTTAAGGTTAAATACAAAGAAAAGGAGATACAAGAAATGTTAAAAAATACTGATACAATAGATATGAATGACCCTTATGAGTTTTTCAGAATATTAGAAAAGAAGAAAGATACAACAACTATTGGCTATAGGTATGTAAGGTTCTGCTATGGTATATCTGAGTTTCATGAGTTATATGACAAAGATATGAGAGTTGCTTTTAAAAAATATTGGACAGAGTCTAATAAGTCAGGTACTAAAATGAGATTTGAACTTGAAAAAACATGGGATACTAAGAGAAGACTAGACAGGTGGGCAAAAAATAACTTTAATAAGAAAGAAGAAACAACTATATTTAAAATGGATACTACAGGCAAGTTTTACATAGCATATTGTGAAAAATGTAATAAATCAGATTTTTATGATAAGTTTGAAGTAAAGCAAGACAGTAGATGTTGTAAATCAAAACTTTTAGCAGAGAGGAAGTAAATGGCAAGATATTATTTAAAAAGAAAAAGAACAAGCACAAGAATTAGAAGAGTAAGAAGAGTTAGAAGAAAAAAGTGAGTAGCCTGTACCTTAACCTACTTCAAATCCCTACACTCTTATAGGGTTTGAATCTCCTATGGGTTACTCACTACAATTATGTACAGAATGTGGCAAGCAAAAACTACATAATGAATTTTATAGAATATATGCAGGCTACAGGAGTAAAAAATGCAAAGTATGCTATAGTGAAATGAGAAAAGCAGAAAGAAAAGAAAAAGAAAGAAGAAAAAAGGCTGCAAAGTTATGGTAATCAATGTATTAAGTTTATTTAATGGAATGTCCACAGGGCATACTGCTCTTGATAATGTAGGTATAAAAGTAGGTAAGTATTATTCTTCTGAAATAAAGCCTGCTGCTATAAAGCTGACTCAACATCACTATCCTAACACAATACAACTAGGAGATGTAAGTAATTGGAAAAAATGGGATATAGATTGGAAAAGCATTGATATGGTTCTAAGTGGTAGTCCTTGTCAAGACTTAAGTGCAGCAGGACAACATCAGAAAAGAGATGGATTAAAAGGGTGTAGAAGTAATTTGTTTTTTGTGTTTGTAGATATTTTGAACCACATAAAAGAACTAAATCCTAAAGTATTGTTTTTGCAAGAGAATGTTGGTTCTGCACCTAAAAAAGATGTAGGTATTATGTCAAGAGCATTAGGTGTGTACCCTGTTAGAATAAATAGCAAATTAGTAACTGCTCAATTAAGAGATAGATACTATTGGAGCAACATAAAAACTGCACCTGATGGAATGTTTGGAGATATTGTTACAGATATACCTGAGCCTAAAGATAAAAACATTATGTTGCAAGATATACTGCAAAGTGGCACACCTGATAGAGATAAACATTGTTGTCTAATGGAACATTATATAAATGCAAATACAACAAAAGATGATAAAATATATGAAAATTTTCAAGAATATATAGTTAATAGACCAAAAGGAATGGTTACATTAATTACAGATAATGATAAATATAGATTAGTAAATAAAATAGAAATGTGTAGGCTGCAAGGATTTCCTGATGATTGGTGTGATATATTAAGTTATAGAGATGCAGGTAGTTTATTAGGTGATGGTTGGACTTTACCTATAGTAGAACATATATTTAGTTTTTTAAATGAAAGATAAAATAGAAATAAATCACAGACCTTACTCTAGAAATGCAATAGATAAGTGGCATTGGTCAAAAAAACAAAACCTAAAAAGAGAATATCAGTTTTTAATTAGAAATGAGATGAATAAAAAACAAATTAAAGGTACTTGTGTAAAATGTAGTATAAAAATTACTTGTGCTGTAAAAAGATTTATGGATATAGACAACCTAATTGCAGGACTTAAACAATTTATAGATGCACTAGCTATTGAAAGATATATACATGATGATGCACCTAAGTGGTTAGACTTAGAAGTAAAACAAGAAAAATCAAAGGAATATAATATTTTAGTTGAAAGAAAGGTACTACAATAATTATAATACGACTATGGCAAGACCTAAAAAATATAACATTAACGAATTAGAAGTAGAAAAACTAGCATCTTATGGTTGTACTGTAAGAGAAATAGCTAATTTTTTTGGTTGTAGTGAAGATTTAATAAAAAAGAGTTATTCCCAATTTGTGACAAAAGGGCAAGATGAGGGAAAAACAAGATTAAGAAAACTACAATGGAAAGCAGCAGAAAAAGGTAATGTACCTATGTTAATTTGGTTAGGCAAACAAGTGTTAGGTCAAACAGATAAACAAGAACTCACAGAAGTTAAGCCTATTGATGAAATAGTATTTGATGGCATCTAACTTAAGAATATACAAAGAAGATTACTTTCCACACCAATGGGATTTCCTAAAAAGTAAAAAACAAATTAATGCCTATGTTGGTGGTTTTGGTTCAGGTAAAACATATAGTTTCTTACATAAAACATTCATAAATCATATAACAAGAAAGAACAAAGAAGGTATTAGTAATGGTTGGATAATATACCCTACTTATTCATTAGCAGAAGAAGTGTTTGTGCCACCATTTTTAGATATATTAGAAAACAAAGGTATTGCATATGATTACAATATATCAAAACACACAATTAAAACAGTTTATGGCAACATTAAGATATTCCAAATGGTTAAGCCACAATCTATTGTTGGTGTATCTCTTTCTTACTGTGGTTTTGATGAATTTGATATATCTACACACAAATACTGTGAATTAGCATTTAATAAAGCTATTGGTAGAATGAGAGATTGCGAAAATCCTGAGATTTATATTTGCACAACACCTGAAGGTATGAAATACACATACACACTTATGGTTGAAAAAGCAGATAATAATAAATTTTTAGTTAGGGGAAAAACTCAAGATAATGTATATTTACCAAAGTCTTATTTAAAACTTTTAGAAGAAAACTATGATAAAAAACTGCTCAAAGCATACAGAGATGGACAATTTGTCAACTTGCAGCAAGGGCAAACATACTATCAGTTCAACAGGGATTCCAATGTGGGAGAAGTCCAATACGACAGAGGGAAGCCTGTTAGATATGGAATTGATTTTAATGCAGACCCTGAATGTGCAGTTTTATTCCAATTATACGAACAACGACCCCAAATAAGAGTGTTTGATTGTATAGCATTATCACATGGTGGTAGTGGTGATTTATTAACTGAAAGAATGGTTAATACAATTAAGCATAAGTACCCAAATAGTGAATATATAGCATATCCTGATGCAACAGGAATAAGAAGAGGAAGTTCATCTATGTTTAGTGATATAGAGATTATTAGAAGAGGTGGGGTAAGGATTAAAGCCCTTAAGTCGAATCCACCTGTTACTGATAGAGTTAATGCTCTCAACAAAGCATTAGATGGAAACCTCATAATAGACACAAAATGCAAAGCACTTATACAAGACCTAGAAAAAGTAGTAAATAAAGAAGGAACTAGAGAGATTGATAAGAGCAATAAGGAACTTTCACATATGTCTGATGCTTTAGGATATGCAGTTCATTGGGAAAAACCAATTATAAAACAAACATTGGGGAGTATTAAAAGATGATAAGAAGTGCAAGAGAATTAGTATTGAATGCAAAATATAGTGCAGAACAAAAAAGAAAAGACCAATGGAGAGGTAGTAGGTTAGATGCTTTGGAATATTATAAAGGCAGGTCATTACCTTATACAATGGATTATTTTGATACAACTCTATTTCAGAAAGTTCCTGCTGCAAATATTAATGTAACTAAAAGAATAATTGATAGAATTTCTTTAGTATATATGAAACCACCTAAAAGAGTCTACACTAATGAGCAGACACCTTTACTGTTTCACAACAAAGATTTTAAGCTACAAAGAGCAGAAAAAATGTGTAACCTTTTAGATGCAATACTTATAAAACCTTGCATGAGATTTAATGACAATAACGAAATGCACATTGAGTACGATATTATATTTGACTATGAGCCTATATTTGGTGATGACCCACTAAAACCTGAAGCTATTATATACCCTATATCAAGTAAAGATACTGTCTTAGATGATACACCTGTACTTCATGTATATTGGGATAAAGACAATACTTATACATTTGACAATAATGGTAAGATATATACAGATGAAATGAATCCTGATATGATTAATCCTTATGGTGTATTACCATTTGTAGAGTGCTTTAGAGATGGTAAGCCTGAATCAAGTTATCTAGATACAGATGCAAGCACAGATTTAATACAAACTAATTTGCTTATCAATGTTGCAGAAACAAACAAGAATGCGAATATCATGTTTCAGTCATTTGGATATATTTATGTAAATGGCAGCATGATAGAAAAAGATGATATAGAAGTTGGTGCAGATAAAATAACTTTCTTAGGTGCAGATGGTACTATGAATCTTGTATCACCTCCTAACACAGTAGAATCTATTACAAGTGCAGTTACTACAGCATACAAAATGCTAGCACAAAACTACCACATAGACATAAACTTTGTAGAGGGAACAACAGCACAGTCAGGTGTAGCAATAAAACTAAGAAATCAAGAGTTGACAGATGAGAGAATAGTTGATGTTATTAAATGGAGAGATATAGAAAAAAAATTATTTGAATTAGAAAGTTTAATAATAGCAGTAGATATGGGCAAAGATGCAGGAGACCTAGAGCAAGTAGACTATGAAGAGAGCATGGAAGTATTGTCAGATAAAGAGCAAAGAGATAAATGGGAGTGGGAACTAGCAAATGGCTTAATAGACAAAGCTGATATACTTATGCAAAAAGACCCTGACAGATTTATAGATAGAGATGCAGCAGAAGATTACTTGTTTGAAAGAAGCAATCCTGATATTGCAGAAGATGATGAAGAAACAGAAGCAGAAAATACACTACTAGCACAACTAACTAGACCTGTGTAATGGCAGAATATCAAGGTAAATCAGTTAGACTTAATAAACCATCAAGAATTACAAAAGGTGAAGCAGGGTATGGCAGAAAGAAGTTTAAGGTATATGTGCAAGATGGTGACAAAGTTAAAAAGGTAATGTTTGGTGACCCAAAAATGAAGATTAAAAGATTTTCTGATAAAGATAGAAGAAAGTTTGATTCAAGATTTAATTGTGCGACAGCTAAAGATAAAACAAAAGCAAGATATTGGTCATGCAAAATGTGGCAAAAAAATAAAACTGTTACAGAAGTATTAAGTGGGAGTTGATGGTTTAATGTCAGACCAACTTTTTATAGAACAAAACTCTGAACTTGTTACAAGTATTTTGTTACAGGTACAGGAAGAAACTATAGAGCAGCTATACAAACTAAAAGGTCAAAAAACTGCTGAACAATTTTTAATATTTGTACAAGACTTAAATGTAAAAGAAATAATTAGAGCAAAATCTGCAAATGCAATAAACATATATGATGCTTCACATGGCACTATGTTACAAACTGTTCAAGGTTTTGCAGCAGTATCTGAAGAAACACTCACAGCACTAAAAAACTACAGCACAGGCTCACTTTTAAATAAACTTGATGACATGGCACAGATAATCAAAAAAGAGGTTGTAAATGGCATTCTAGCAGGTAATCCTGTAACAACAGTATTGCAAGCAGTACAAAATCAAGCTGCATTAAGTCCTACACAGTTAAAAACCTTAATTGATACATCTATGAACGAATACAGCAGAAGTGTTACTAAAGTTATGGTAGATAAGATGCCACAGGAAACAAAATATGTTTATATAGGTGCATTAGATGAGAAAACAAGACCTGAGTGCCTAGAATATATGTCAGCAGGTGAATTAACTAAAGATGAAATAGAGTCAAGAGGTTGGGGAGATAGCTTTATAAATGGTGGTGGTTATAACTGTAGGCACAAGTGGGAGATTGCTGTACAAGATAAGTTTGCACATGACCCTGAGGGTGCAAAGAAAATAATAGATAAAAGCAAAAACTAATGGCAGAGAAGGGCAAAAGATTTAAGATACCTACACCATTATTTGATAGAGAAGCATTTGAATTGTTTGAAGGGGTTGCAGTAAATGAATACAGAAAGATTACATTTGATAAGTCAAATCCAAGAATGGCTGATGATAGACCTTTTCCTAAATATTCAAAAGCATATGAGAAAAGAAAGAAAGCAGGCAAACTTCGCAGGCAAAACTCAAGCTATGCTAATTCAACAGCACCATATGTAGTAGGTGACCTAGCTAATGATACTAATTCTAGCTTTGATGCAAAAAAAGACTCTATATATATAAATTGGTCATCTCATGGTTACAAGCTACAGCATTTAAGAAACAATGGCAGAATATTAACTAGCAGGCAGCACCCTATCAATCCAAAGGTTATAAAAAAACTAATGCCTAACTTCAACAAAGAACTCAAAAGAATAATGCCTAAGGGCAAACACACCATAACTATTGGTAAGAAAAGATAATAGTTATATTTATTTCTCCTTAATAAAACAAAAAAAAATATAAAAATGCTTGCTTCGTAAAATTAAAAGTGCGAACTTATGACAGGTTAAGGAAACAAACAAACAGGAGATTAAAATGAAAACTACATTAAAATTAGATAAAATAGAAAAAAGTGGAAGTGGTGTAAAATTTGCCCACATTATGGTAACTATTGATACATCAGAAGAAAAAAATGGATTTGCTAAAGCACATTGGGATTTAATATGTACCTCAATGGCTACAAGAATTAAGGGCAATCATCATATTAATAGTTTAAAATGGTTTCTTGAAGTATTAGAAAAAGAAACTAAAACAAGTGTTTCGTTAGAATCAAGAATAAGAGTATTTGCTAAAAAAGTAATAGATGCAGACGATTTGATGGATAAAACACAAGACATAACAATATAAATCCTACTAAAATAGCAAAGAAAAGCCCTGAGTGTAATGCTTGGGGTTTTTTGTTTTAAAAATAAATATTTGTTGTAATTGTTTTTTATTTATATTATAAAGATAGTTTAATAACTAATACTCACAAAAGAGGTAAAATGTCAGAAGATAACACAACTCAAACTGAAGCAAATCAGGCACAACAACCTAGCACAGAAGCTAGTAAAAACAATGTATCAGATGGTATTCCTAAGTCAAGATTTGATGAGGTTAATAATCAGAAAAATGATTATAAGACTCAAGTAGAAGAACTACAGGCTCAACTTGACAAACATAAAGCAAATCAAGAAGCAACTCGCAAAGCAAAGCTAGAAAAAGAAGGTGAGTACAAGACACTTCTTGAAGAAACTAATGTTAAACTAGAAGCAGCACAAGCTGACTCTAAAGCATGGGGTGAATATAAAACTAATAAAAGAAACACTCTCATGGAGCAAATAACTGAAGATTCAGACAAATCTATAGCTGAAAGCTTACCATTGGAAAAATTGGAGTTGTATGTAAGTAAACTTAACAAAGGAAGTAGTTTACCCACTAACAATGCAAGAGCAGCAAGTCAAGCACCACAAGGTAATTTTGGTGGCTATGATTCTATTGTAGAATTTGCTTCAAAAGACCCAAAAGGTGCAGAAAAATACTTAGCTGAAAATGTGCAAGGTTATAAGTGGGGTAAATAATTTCTTTTATAATTAAATTTTAGGAGAAAAAAAATGGCTCAAACTAGTAACGTAAGTGATGTTGGTGTAAGTGCAGGTGGATTAGGTGTAGCTATTGCAGCAGCGATAGTGCAACTTAATAAAGCAGCAGTCACACCACAATGTATAACAATGGTTTCTGCACCACAAGGTACAAACACAGTTAAATTCCCACTATATACAAAGCATGATGTAACTAATGCTAATTATGGTGTAAAGAATATGGCTTCAGGAGCAGAAGAAACTGATGCTAACTTAACATCTATAGAAACTACTGCTGTTAGCTTAGAAGTCTTAAGAAATGCTATTAGAGCAGAAATTAGTGACTTAGCAGCATATGGTAACGAAGATGCTTTAATGGTAAATGCAGGAACTCAATTAGGTAATGATATTGCAAAAGAATTTGACCTAAATGTATGTGCTTTATTTGATGGGTTTGCTACAAGTAAAGGCACATCAACACATGGTTTAAAATTTGTTGATATTATGGATGCATTAGCTTCACTAGAAGCAAATGATGCTCCAAGACCTTATCATGCAGTACTACACCCACAGCAAATGTATGGCTCATTTGGTTTGTCAAATGAATTTGGCTCATCAACATTAAATGAAAGTAATGCTTCATTTAATGGTATTGGCAGCACAGGTGGTGTTGGTGAACAGTTTTTAGGTGCAGGATTTGTTACTTCTTTAGCAGGTATCAATATCTACACCTCAACATCAGTACCTGATGGTGGTGATGCAACAGAGAAGAAGGGTGCAATCTTTTCATCTACTGCTATTGGTTGTGGATATATTGACCAAGGTGGTGGTAACTTTGTGCAAATGGCTCAGGAAAGAGAAGAGAAGAGTGCAAAGACTATCATGGTTGCAAATGCTTACTATGCTGTATCAGAACTTGTAGACCTACATGGTGTAGAAATACATACTGAAATATCATAAATCAATACATAAGGGTGGTGTAAAAGCCACCCTTACTTATATATGTCAAACAATAAAAAAGATATAGGAAATTTAAACAACAAGAATCTAGGGGTACAACTTGACCCTGACAACAAACTAAAACTTGTTGAGGATAAAGACAAAGGTCAGCAAGCATATTACAAAGGTAAAAAAATTAAGTATTTAGATTATATGCAAGAAGTTACTGATAGAGTGCATAGAAATAAATCAGGCAAAGGTGCAGATAACATAGGCATTTTTGGTGGTGTAAGTTTTGATAAAAATGGTAACATAACAGGAGATGTATAGATGCCAAGTAAAAAGAAAGAAGTTAAAGAAGTAAAAAAAGTAGAATCAGTTATGAAATATAAAATTACAAAACCTAATGGCAAAGTTATTTATAGAGAAGGATTAGGTGATTATGTTAAAGTATATAAATCTAAAGGTTGTAAAGTGGAGGAAGTGTAAATGATATTTAAACCTGTCACAACAGAAGCAGCACTTGGCACATCAACAGGTGCAGCATCAAATGTATCATCAAGTGAGTTTGTTAAGTTATTCAATTCTGCTAACCAAAACACACAGCATTTAGTAACACTAGAACAAGCAGATGGTACAGATATAGGAACATTCACAGTAGGTGGGCATGAATCAATAATTATTCACAAAGAGCCTACTGATAAATTGTTTGCAGCAGATGCAGCAGTACTAGCTTGTGGAGTTGTAGTTATTGATGTATCTCAACCAAGAGTATTTAGCAAGCCTATCAAATAATGCCAAACCTTATTGACAAAATAAAAGAGTCAGAAGGGTTTAGAGCAACTGTATATAAATGCACAGAAGGTTATGACACTATTGGGTATGGTTTTACAGTTAAAGATTTAGTTTTAGGTGAAGATATTTGCGATATGATACTAGAAAGAAAAATTGCAGAACTAAAACTTAAGATAGACCAATACTTTCCTTTTTATAGCGATATGCCTGAACAAGCACAAGACATAGTATTAGAAATGTGTTATCAATTAGGCATTTATGGCTTTTCAAAGTTTAAAAAAACAATAGACCATCTTATGAGAAAAGACTACAAAGCAGCTTCTTTAGAAATGCTAGATAGTAAATGGGCAAGACAAACACCTAATAGAGCAAAGAAGTTATCTAACCACATGAAAAATGTCAGATAGATTTGGATGCCCAAACTGTTACAGTATACAATTAATTAAAAGTGGTTGGGAGCATGGCAAGCAAAGATATAAATGCAAAAGATGTGGACACAGGACAGTACATCCTGTAAGTGATGTAGAATTACTTAGAGAAAATGTAAGATACAGAAAAGAAAAGCAGAAAGCACAAGATGTTAACAGGATTGAAAGAAAGGCTTTTAGGGAACACACAAGAATTGAAAATGCTGTAACTGAATACAGCAAAGAGTTAAAAAAGCTATTTGAAAAATATAAACTTAACAAAGTTACTAAAATACATAAAAGCACAAGCAAGGCAGTTGGTGTAATACAATTTAGTGATTTGCATTTTAATGAGTTAGTTAACCTTGAGAATAACAAGTATGATTTTAGTGTTGCTGCTAAAAGATGTCAATATTTTGTTAAGAAAGCTAAACAATACTTCAAGAATGCTAATATAACGAATGTAGTTGTGGCTTTAACAGGAGATATGCTAAATTCTGATAGAAGGTTAGATGAACTACTAAATCAAGCTACAAACAGGGCAAAAGCAACATTCTTATCAGTAGACATAATGCAACAAGTTCTACTAGACTTAAACAAAGATTTTAATTTATCAGTTGCAAGTGTAGTAGGTAATGAGGGTAGAGCAAATCAAGAATTAGGTTGGAGTAGTTCAGTTGCCACAGATAATTATGACTACACTATATTTAACTGTCTTAGATTTTTATTTAAAAAAACAAATGTAGAGTTTATAGATGGAGACCCAAGTGAGATTGTGGTTAATGTAGCAGGACAAAATCTTTTACTGATACATGGTCATGGTGGATTAAGAGGTGGCTTAGAAAAAGCAATTAATCAAATAATGGGTAGATATGCTAGTAAGGGAATAGAAGTTGATTATGTAATTTTTGGTCATGTTCATTCTGCAAGAGTAGGAGATAATTATGGTAGGTCATCAAGTATGGTAGGTGCTAATGATTATTCAGATAAAGCATTAAACCTTACAGGCAGAGCATCGCAAAATTGTTACATATTTTACAATAATGGAAACAGAGATGGAATTAAAGTAGATTTACAAAATGTTAGTAACAAAGGATACAATATTGATAAAAGTTTGGAAGCATACAATGCAAAATCAGCCAATAAATCACAAAGTACACATACAATCTTCAAAGTTGTTGTATAGTACCTCCTATCTTATGTGTTGTATGCTCCAATATCTAGGAGAAAATTATGTTAGATAGTATTAGACCATTGATGGCAGGAGCAAGTGGGATTACAGTAACTTGGATGGAATGGCTGCCTATAGCTGTTAGAGTGCTTGTAGGGTTGGCAACATTTGTATATATATGTGTTAAGATTTATAAGTTAGCTAAAAGCTAATGGATTTTCTGACAATATTAGAGCAATATGGAATACCAATTTGTGTAGCAATAGCATTTGGTTTCTTTATATGGAAACAAAACAAGTTTATCCAAGACCAACTAATGGAAGAACTTGATGAAAGGTTTAAGAGGTTAGAAGCTATACTTATAAAACTTATTGACCAACAAAAAAAAATGCAGATAGAGCAGAAAGGCATAGAAAAAAGTTACAAAGGTTTAGTAGATATTATATCAAAGCTAATGAACAAAAATAGTGGTAATGGTTTTAAAAACAAATTAGAAAAATTTATAAAAAATAATTAGATGCTAAATAATAAGATAATCCAAAGTAAATTATTGGCAATGGAAGTAAGGCACAATGCACAATCTTTACAAATTAAAAAGTGCAGAAATGAAATAACTACCTTAAGAGCAAAAGTAAAAAAATTAGAAAAGGAGAAAAACAATGAAGTATGTTAAACTAATATCACAGATAGTATGGAAAGCACTAATAACATTACTACCTGTAGGTTGGAAAAAACAATTAATACTAGCAGTTCTAGATTGGGCAGTTAAATCAACTAAGACAAAAGTAGATGATAAATTATTTGAAGCAATTAAAAGCAAGCTATAGTGAGCAAAAAAGTAACATTAGAAAACTCACTAGACACACACCTTAAACCACTTAAGGTAGATGATGACACTTTGCCTATAGAGGTATCTAAAGATGATATAAGAATTTCTCAATCATTAGATGTTAATGGAGATTTAAATGCTAAAGGTAATATAAATTTACAAGGCAACAGTATAAACTTTGAAAATAATTCAACTATTAATGCTTCAACGACTGAAGGCAGATTATCTTTTTTACTTAATGATATTGAAATAAAAGATATTAATGCTTCTCCAAGAATTTTTATGGTAACTACAGCAGGAAATGACCCACACATTGTTTTATACCAAGGTGGCTCAAGTATTAAAACATTAGCTATGACAGGTGATGATAGTGGTACATTTATGATAGGTAATGGTCAAGATAATAGTTTGCCTATATGGACTATACAAAATGATGGCAATGTAAATCAAGATGGTACATTGAAAATAAAAGAAACTGCTTCTGCTGTAGCAGATACAGCAGCTTATGGTCAGGTTTGGGTAAAAAGTGATACACCTAATAATTTATACTTTACAAATGATGCAGGTAATGATGTACAGATAACTAATGGTGCATCTTTAGCAGGTGGTAGTTCAGGATTAAATCCTATAATAGCAAGTATGATTTTTGGTTAAGGAGAATAAATGTCAGCACCAAATTTAACAAATATATCGACAATAACAGCAAAGTCTGCAATAATTACGATTGATAATATTGGAGTAACTATTTTAAATAATCCTGCTTCTTCTAATAAAGTATTTAAAGTATCTAGTCTTATAATTTCAAATATAGATGGCTCTAGTGCAGCAGATTTTACATTAAGAGTAGCAAAAGCAGGTGGTGCATCTTTTAATATGTTTCAGACAGTAAGTGTCCCTGCTGATTCAGTTTTAA